AGCTGTACGGGAAAAGGAAAAAGATGTCCACATCAATAAAGAAAACCTAGAGGAGTTTATTATGAAGTCATCTGGTAAGCTTGTCAGTAAGTCTTTAGAAATTGTAGATAACGTTAACGATTATATTTCATCGGCGCCAGAAAATAGAGATGTTGCGGCTTTAGCAGAAGTAATTAAAGCAACCGCCGGTTCTATAGATACGCTACAAAAATTGCACAGCTCTAATGAAAGAAATGAGACTCAAAAAGAAGTTAAAAAGATGGATGTTCAATCCAAAGAGCGCATTAGTTTAGTCGACAATCAAACTAAGGTTCTTCTTTCCCGAGAAGATATAATGCAAGCTATTGTAGATAAAGATGATAGTGATGTGATAGATGTGTAGGTTAACACTCGTTGATTATACTTTGGGGGTCAGGTTCCCCTTTACCGCTGCCTAATTGACCCTCTACTGTATATAACTTAAATGTAGCATCATCACCCTGTCCTTTATGATCTGGAATCTTTAATTCAAATTTCATCCGTTCATCAGAGACAAATGCGTTTCCAAATAAATCGGTCTCTTTAAAGGTTGTTTCGGTTGTAATTGTTTCTTCGCCAGGATTTTCTCTATCTGCGACGCCAAATTCTCTTACTATATATTCTAAAACTCTAGAAATAGCTTGATTTTCTGATACTGCTTTATTCTTATTAGGATTAAAATAATTTATAGATTTTCTAAACACGCATAAGTTCCAATCATCTCTTCCTATAAAATCATCTACCGCGCTAAGAATTTCAGGTCCGACTCTAATTAGAGTATTATAAAATTCTACATCCTTAACACCTATATTTCCATGAGTTCTATGATTTTGACCATCGTGCTGGAGAACTCTAAGCTCTGGATATAATCCAAAATACTGTAGTAGACCGTCACCATCTTCTGTACCCCAACCTGGAGGGGCTTCAGGATCTTCCACTACATGTGCATCGGGCTGCAACCTCCCTGCTTGTGGGTCAGCAGGATCTCTAACGAACACCACGTTTTCATTGCTTACTCTATATTGAACAAGTTTGTCTATTTGAGGCATTATAATTTCACCTACCCTAAGCGCTTGACTACTGCTATTATATATTCCTTGGACATTTGCTGTATTTTCACCAAGTAAGGTTTTTATAAATTCCGGGCATTTATTATATGTTAGTGCCGCGGCATTTGTGGGGGCCCAGGACCCACCGACGGGTGCAGATGAGTTTGGTCGCGCCTCTCCTCTTAAGATACCGAGTGTAATACTATGATCTCCTATAACACCCATAATATCAGGTGCTTCTTTAAAATTTGCTCGGCCCTCACCACGAGCAGCGTTTGCCAATGGAGCAAAAGGTCCGTTGAGAAGCTGATTAACGTAGTACAGTACTGATTCTGGATCTAGATCATCACCACTATCACTTAAATTAGTAATAAACGTGTCTGCCTGATCAGATCCTAGATGAAAGATTTTTTTAAAGTCCTCTAAAAAATTCTTATCTGCATCCGTGTACTGATCATCAGCTCCGGAACATGGTAATTTAGCTGGGTCTTTAGAATTACCTTTACCGGGCTGGTCTTGAAACGGCCAGCCAATAAGAGCGTCAAATTGACCTACAGTTTTTTCTAAAGGTCTTAATAATTCAACCTTTTTATTAACTATTGGATTACTGTCCTGTAATATATTTATTGCATCTATAGCCATTGCCCTTAACAGTCTCTATTTATATTTTCAACGTTAGAATTCTCTTCAGCCCCGGGGCCAACGTAGACCTTGGTGCAAAATAACGAATTATAATATGAATTATTTACAAATTCATGAGTGCACTTAGTAACCAACCACCGTCCGCATAGCTTAGCGTCGCCGTTAGATGCTTTAGCTAGATTCATTACATCTACAAACATCCCAATACGCCTAGTTACATCTCCAAGTTGGTGAAGCGACAATTCCATATTAAAGAAAGTCATGTTAGCAATCATTTCCGCTTCAGCTAATTTTGCAACTTTATCTAAAGAAAATGGCAAGCTAAAGGTTCTAAACAGTTCTTGCTTTTTAGCAGTATTTAGAGGTAAAAAGGGCTTGGCCTTTCCACCTAATACAGGAAACTGGTCAATCTGTAGCGCCTTTGACCATTTGTCCTTAACGTCTTCTATTCGTATTTCTCTTAACCCGTGCTCCCCCAGCTGAGGGTCGTACCCTGCTACCAGAAAATTCATAAAATATGAATTACTTACAGTTAACATTGGTGTTGTTACACCGCTGCTATGCAGTTGGCTTGTAACAGTACTATTCGTGTTGCTTCCAGTGTTATTAGCATTATCTCCAGGTGTTGCATTTTTTCCAGCGCCATCTGCTGCGACAAACGCCTCCTCAGCATTTGCGTTCTTATATATACTATCCATGCTCCTAAAAACATATTTCATCTTAGCCCTATCCCAGTATAAAAGAGACCTAACATATGTCCCGTCTAAGTCGTTGTAATTTATTTTTACTAAATATTTTACTAGATCAGAATATCTAAAAGAAGTAGGTGGTAAAATATGCTCCGGGAAAAGATCTATTTCATGGTCACCTGACGACCACCCTTCTTCGTCAACCGGTATATTAAATTTTTTAAAAATCCTTAGCAGTATATCTCCAATTAACCCTCTAAATCTTTCACCGTAGGGAATAGGTTCATTTAATTTAAAATAATTTTCATCCAGCACTTGGTAGGTCTTTACACTATTGAGTCGATCTGCCCTTGCTACACTATTTATTTCACCGTCTATTATCAGTGTAAAATCTACTACACCTCCCGCGGCGTCACCTGGTGAAGAATCTTGAGGTCGAAACTTAAGAGTGACTCTATCGTCTCCATCACCCCTGGTTAAATGACCATGTTCTATCGCATTATCTGGATCGATAAGACTTACTGTTCCACGAGAAAAGGGCTCGAAAATATTTTCTTCTATGGTCATTGACCGTATAGCAAGTTTACGCAATTCCCCCGATGACCCACCACTTGAACTTCCGATGGTAAAGTCAGCATCCCATTTATTACCGTCTATTCTCTGCTCAGCCATTAAAAGTGTCTGTTACCAACAGTAGTGTATTGCGTTATTTGCCGGTAAATAATATCTCTACCCGGTGGAAGTAAGTATTTTAATTCTAGCCCACCTTCAGCATAAAATTGCCTATGTAATTGGTCCTTATTTAAGTACCACACCAGCCACCAGCTTTCGATATCACCGTATAATTTATAAGAAATAGTAGTGAAAGGTTCTCTAGACTTAACATGGTATGAAGATAGCAGTGTACTTTGAATATTGGTCGGGAATTCTAATTTGTTAAGAATATTATAAAAATAAAACTGCTTATCGTTTGATAGTGGAAATTTTGGAGACTGTGTATGTAATTTAAAAATACGCTCATATCTACGCAGAGGTAATGCTGACAGCCCCGCTGTCCTTGGCGGAAGGTCATTTAAATATTCTCCTAATTTTCCTGTTAAACTCATTGTTGTGCTTTATCTATTAAAGTAGCATCCTCCATTGTAAGTGATATGAATGAAAACTGACAAGAATATGCCTCTGGGATTAAAACACCGTTCTTCATTTTTCTCGTACCCAGCATCCCAACCGAAAATGAATTACAATATGCCCATTCCATATACCG